TTGATTTGTGCTTGCCAAAGAAACTATAGACATTCTTAAGTTTCTTCCTGCAGGTGAATTTCCTATTGAAGTAACTCCAACAACATCACCAACTTGATACCCATTTCCACCATTTGCAATTGTTGCTGCAATAGCTACTCCCTCACTTATAGTGATATTTGCAGTGGCATTAGATCCTTTTCCAGTTATACTTGTCAGTGCAACACCAGTAAAAGTATATGACCCAGAAGATGGAGTATATCCAATACCAGAATTGATAATGTTCAAAGTAGTATATGCTACGCCTGCATTACCAACATAATTTCCATATGCATTACTATTTTCTTGACGAATAGTATTTCCAAATTTTAAATCAGGATCTTGAAGAGTTGATCCAAGTCCAACTCTAATTGTTCTTGATTGGGTTTCTATGCTATTTGGTGAAAGTTTTGCTACCTGATTGTTACCTTCAGATAAAATGGGATTGTAAAATTCTACTGTTCCACTATTAATAAAATCTGCTCTATACAAGGTAAACTTCAAATCTTCCCATTGACTTGGTTCCCAAACTGCAGCATTTTGTGATTTAAATAGAGATCCAAGATATGGTTGCTGGGAAACAAATTCTTGGGTAATTAAGTCATTTTCACCAACTCTTGATATAAAAGTGCTATATTTTGCGGAATTGGAACGTATCACTATTGCGTATTCTTTTTGACCTTCCAAATATAAAGGCGAATTAAAAATAAAAGATGTAGATACACTTCCATCCGATGATGTTTGAATATCTGCGGGATCTAAAGTTATTTCAGAAAGTGGAAGAATTTTTTGTGTAGGTGTACCGAGTTCTGTAGTTCTAATTTGTATGGATACTGGAATATCCATATCATCTTTGGTTCTAAAGAACACATCACATCTTGTTAAGAAAATTCCACTCTCATCGTCAACAAAGAAAGTTTGTGCAAGTGGATCGTAATAACCAACAATCACTGATCTACTAAACGATGAAATTGTTTCGCTTGACGCTACAACTGTTCCTGTTGTTCTACTTACATCTCTTTGTTGAGATGTTTCTAAGGTTTCTACTCTTGCATTTCTAACCGATATGATATTCTCTTGAACAGTTTCTATAGTTCCTTGCGACGCAAAAGTTTCTTCTGCATATGTTAGAGCTAGATTCTTGTCGTTAGAGTCATTATTAATCAAAGTAAATACTTTATTACCCGATTCAAATTTAGGGAATCCAATAACATTAGAACTTGGAATATAAAAACTTCCCTGCAAATTAGCTGCAATATCAGAAATCAATCGAATATTTGTAATTGTTGCTTGAGCTCCACTTGTTTGACCTTTTAAGATCATACCAGATTCAACCCAACCAGAAAATCCACCTTGAGCTTGATCGGATAAAGAGAACAAATCAACATTTAACGTTGTAGAAGTTGTTGAATATCTGTCAGAAAGTGGTTCATTTGTGTATGGGTTAAATGGATATGTTATTGATGGCGAATTATATAAACCTTCTCTATGATTCGGAGTTGCAACTCTAAATGTAATTAATGGTCTAGAAATATCAAAATTTTCTCCCAGTCCAGTTGGTCTAGATTCTCCAACTATAGTTTCTCCAACTTGGAAAGAACCAGATAACATTGAAATTTCCAAAAGTTTTGGAACACAGAATCTAGTAACATCTACACCATCAAAAAAGGCATACATTTGTGTTAAAGGTTTGATTTTTCTTCCAACAAATGTAATATTTCTTGATCTCATAAAAGCAACCAAGTCTCTACTTACAACCCTGTCGCCAACAGATGTTTGATCAAATTGTTCTACAACAGAAACTTGAGATCCTGTTCTTACCTCTATACCTGTATCAATTACTTCTCTAGTTTGCTCTCTAACCACTGTTGTGGTTTGAGTTTCTCTCATTTCTATTGATCCACCGCCAGATACTCCTCTCCATTGGCCACCAGTGACAATAGTTCTTTCTCTAGATCCCTCTATAACTTCTTGTCCTGTCCAAATTGTTTCCCAGGCATTCCAAACTGTTGGAGCAAATCCAGTTTGCGGATCAACACCAAAATCTCTTGTAGCATTTGCTAGAGTTTCTGCATAATTTCCTTGAGATTCAATTATTTTAGCTTCCAATCTAGTAGTGTCGATCCAAGTATCTGATGCTGGTGATAACTCTACAGTTCCTTGCCAAAAATTGAGAATAAATGGAGTAATACTTTCGGATCTAGTTCCAAAGGGTTGTTTTAACCATTCGACTTCACCATAGTCTAATGTGACAATATCCTCAGATCTTCTTATATTAATTCCAGTAGGAGATTTAAACTTTAAATCTTCTCCAGGTTGTGAAGTTGGGTATGGTTGTAAATCTATAGAATTGGTATAGTGACTTGGCCTTAATTCTTTAAATTTAAAGTCTACACTATTTTTTACACCTATTCGGGTATCTTGTGGCAAAATAGAACTAAAATTATCAACAAAAAATCCAGATTTGAATTTATTCAGACCATCTGCATCGGGAATAAACAAATTCGCTGTCTCTGATTCGAGTAAAGAAAGAGTAGTGTAATATTCAAGATTGCTTATCCTATTTTCAAGCGAACGGATATCTCTCATTTGATATCGTTTGTATTGATACGCATTAAAAACTACATCACTGACATTATAAAGATATGGTGGAAGTGTTGCCATTGCAACTTCTATTGCATCGTCAACAGAAACTGGTTTTTCTGGTTTTTCCGAAGGAATTCCATATTTAACTTGAAAAACCCCATTTTTTGTTAAGAAAATTTTATCTATTCTTCCTAAGTAGAAAGAATAGTCTGTTCTAATATATTCATCAGAAGCAAGTATATTGGATGCTGAATTGCCAGATTCTGAAAAAGTTCTCCCAAGAAATTCTAGCGGTGATCTTGAACTTTCCGCAACAGTGTATGTTGACACTTTAGGTCTTATATCAATAATATCACTATTTCTGTCAATATTTACTTTTGGAATGTCTTTACCATAATCAAAAGAAGTATATGATTCTACAGTAGTGATATCTCCATCATCTGTTGAACTATAAAATCCATTTGAAAAATAAATTTTAATTTTTCTAGATGGTGCAAAAGAATTTGCATTTCTTTTTATAGATCCATATCCATAATATGATCCATTTTGTCCATTTCTAAAGGTGTAGTTTGATGATATCTTTACACTTGAAGCATTTAGTGTACCAATTATAGATTGTATATTTGATTCTTTAAATGTTACTGCCTCACCTTCTTTAAAGGAAATTTCATTTAAAGAAATAAATGAAATTTGAGTGTCGTTTAATCTTTCAGCTACGACACCAACAGCTCCCGATGTTTGCCCTACAAATTGTTCACCAATAATTAAATCCGAAGTTTTATTGCTTGGACCAGCGATTGAAGATAAAATTGCGGTAGGTGCCGATGCATCTGAAGTATCTCTTGATTCATAAACACCTAAAACTTCAATGACATCTCCGTTATTTAAAGAAATATCTTCATCTTGAACTCTTGTTCCATATGGATAATTGCCATAAACCAATCCATCATCTAGAGTTGTGGATCCAGTTCCTGAAATTGGATTTGATGATTTGTCAATAACAATACTATTAACTCTGTTTTTTATCTTTGCTTTTGCTTTTACCTTAGATTTTTCTAAAGTTGTAACTAAAGTAGCTCCAGTGTCATTTGATCCCAAATTATAAATTTGAAGTGTGGTTAAATTATTTGTAAATTCAAATTGATCTGAAGAAAGTGGTTCATGAGAACCATCAGATCTTGCTAAAAAGTATCTTTCTTCATCAAAGGGAAGAAATGTTTCGTTTGTTCCAGAATTTATAGTAGAAGAAAGTTTGTTACCGACAATATTAACGGTGTATGACTTTCTTATAGTTAAAGATGTATTATTTAAATTTACTGAAGCGATATTTTGTTTTGGAAACTTAGTATATAAAGTATTATCACTGGAAGATTCCATTTTTGTTGTCAAAACTCTAAAATCTGTTACCTGTAGAGTTGAAGATGGAAGTTTAGACGTTGTTATTCCAGATACTGTAGCAATCCCAGCAATTTGTATGGAGGATGTTTCTATACTTACGACTTTTGCTATAACTTGGTTTTTTAGTGATGTGTCACTATACTTTACAAGTGTTCCCAATTTAAATACTTTGCTAGGAAAACGCTCATTGGGAGAAAATACTGTACTAAATCCTGTGTTGTTATCATAGGCACTTATAGTAGCAATTCCTATATTTAATCCAACCGATTGATTAATATCTGCGCTAAAAGTTTTTGCAGACCCTACAATTCCATAGACTGATTTAACGTCAGATATACCGTAAGAAGTTATTGCTATGGCAATTCTATTATCTGGTATTCCATCATAAATTAATGGTTCATTTAAAATAAAATCTCCAGATTTTTGGTAAACTGTTAAAGCTACACCAGCAGTTACGGAATTTTTTAAGAATGCTGTTGCTCCGCTACTGCTACCCTTTATAAAAGTTGGAGTTTGTAATGTTATTGGTTGATTTAAGGTTATTTCTGAGGTAGTTTGAATATCATATAAAGATATATTCCACACATTTAAATTTGGATTTGTACTATTATAATCTCCCGCCTCCAGTTTAAAATCATAAACTCTAGCAAAACCTATTTCTTTTCCCGAGGCAATCGTACTTGAAGAACCAACTCTTTCGTTTCTTAAACTTAAAATGTAGGTATTTCCTATTCCAACAGTTGGACTTCCATATACTCTATTTAATTTTAGAGTTGTCCCTGTATTATAAAGAAGTGCTTGATTTTCTAAAACTTTGGTTGTTCTTGGTTTTGGAAAATCTAGGAATGTTCCATTCAACATTTCAACCTGATAACCTCTCACTAAAGCTTTTCCTGGAGAGATATTGTAGATTCCAAGTTCCTTGGAGGGAGATGTGCCACTATAGGTTAATTGTCCTTCTTTAAATATTCCTTGATTACCAATAAAATTATTTAAAGATTCTTTTGCAGAAATTACAAATGGATTAATATAGTAATCACCGGACTGTTGATAAGATTTTCTAGCAAGTTCGTCAACAAAGACAGAACTCATATCACTTGTTGATTTGGATCTTAATATACCGTCTCTAATTGTCGCCAATTCAACAAAATTAGCATCAGTAATATCATCTATACTTTTTTTGAAAAGAGATACTGTTATTTTTAATCTATCAGCTCCTGGTGCTGCATAATTATTAAACCCCTTTGAATTGTCATTCAGAGATTCATCCATGTCAGAATTGACAATTTCTTCAGATACAAAAAGCCCAACTCTGTAGGTTGGATTGTTTGAGTATTGATCTAAGATTAATGTTTCGTTGTCTACAGTAATGAATTGACCTCTTATAAAATAGACACCTTCAGAAATTGAAAAAGCAGATCCAATTGAGGTTGAATTATTTGCGATTGTAATTGCAAATGTTTGTCCCGATGAAATAGTACCAGATCCTATTAATCCTGAAGTGATTGGAGCCTCTGTATATAACTCTTCTCCATCCAAAAATGTTTGTGATGAATTGTTTTGACTACTAGATGCTAAATAATTAATATAAAAAGTTGGAGTCTCTGTTTCCGACTGAGCAGTTGTTAGGTAACCATTAACAACTGCTGTAACTCCCGATGTTCTTCCAATTATTTTAACGCCTACTAATTGCCCCAAGTATGCGTCTACTGGAACCCCCAGATATGTTGGGTTTAATTTTACTGCAAAATAATTATTATTGAATCCAAAGTGACCGGGAATCACTTTTGCCCCATCTTTAAAGAAAGATTGTCCAAGCTTTTCTATTTGATTTTGAAGAATTGACTGTAAATTTGTCAGTTCTCTTGACTGTACGGGATACCCTGGTTTAAATAAAACTTTGTAGTAATTACTATTAGGGTCATAATCATCAAAATATGGAGATACGTTGAGATTAGTTTCTTGGGGCATGATTCTTTAGAATTGCAAAATAATTTTGATATCTTCTTTTTGACTAGGTGACCTTGTTATTGAAGGTCTATTGTCAACATAAATTATCTCTCCAGAATACTTTTTCACCTCTGGATCTGATAAACCTCTAGTAAAAGACTGTCCTAGATAGTATGTTCTATTATTTATGACCGTTGAGACACCTGAAAATGATGTTGAAATTGATAATGCTACAGATCCTCCATTAATAGAAAGAGATCCTCCAGAAATTATAGAACTACTAAACCTATTCAAATTAAATCCATATTGTGGATTTGTAATTGCTAGTCCAACAGTTGTAAATCCTGCTAAGGTTCTATCTTGCCAATATTTTAAAACACCAGTTATCTGATCATAACTAACAACTCTTCCGACAGCAGTAACTCCAGTTCCAACAGTTTGGGTTATAAAAGAATCTGCAGTAAAAGTCGCTGTACTATAACCTATACCAGTTAATCTGATTGCATATAAGTTACTCGCTTTATCAATATTGAGAACAGAATTGGCAGAATCGAATGAAACTGGATTTTTTACGATTCCAATTCTAGATATCTGATTTCCAATTATAAAATCTGGATTTTCTGTGTCATTTTCAATTCTAGAATATAAAAGAACATTATATGCACCCAACTCTCTGTAAATATCAGCGCCATGTCCACTTTTTGGAGGTATAATCACATTAAATGATGGTTTTCTAGTAGTAACAGGAACATTCCCAGATTCTAGGTCTACATTTCCAAATGTGTACCCAGACCCTTGATTTGAAATAGTTATCGATTCTACTTTTTGATCATTGTTAATGACAATTGTACACTCTGCTCCAGTCCCATCACCTCTGATAGGAACTCTTGTGTAAATTTTATTCGCTGTTCCTACTCCAACTCCCCTATCGGTGATGGTGACAATTTTAATTGATCCATCAATTGCATTTGTTCGTACAGAAGAATCATCTGCACTGGATTCCCAATTTTGGGGAACCGGCATAAATATTGTAGAATCAAATTTTACAATATCGCTAGGTTTGATAGTATACAAATATTTCCAAATATATCCATCACCACTATTGCCAGCTGCTCTTGGTTCTAGATCGGTAAATCTTGGTTCATCCAATGATGGTCTTCCAGATGGATTTTCTGGACTTGTTCCATTTTGAAGGCAAATGTAAACCTTATAATCACTGTTTAGGACATAAAAGGGAGAAACATATAAATTTGAAGCACCAGAAACAGGAGCAGTTCTAGATCTACTATAATCATGGCGATACATTTCATAAGTTGTTCCAGATGTCCAAGTTCTTTTTTGAACTACTTGGCGAACATCAGTTGCTCCAATTTTTTTAAGAGCAATTATAGTGTCCCAATAACTGTTCTCTTCATCAAAGTTATCCTTTGGGGCTGGGGGACTTACGTCCCAATCGCTTTGAATATTTGTTGGATTTGGAAGCCCAATAAAAGAATAATATGAGTCTGAAGAATTAGTAATGCCAGAAACAAAGTTTTTAGCATTCAATATTCTAATTTGATCAGTTATAATTGCAGCCATTTGACAGAGGTTTTTATCTATTTATTGAACTTATTAAAACTTAAATGTGGTTTTTAATTTGAACTGAGAGAGATCCAGTATTTACTGCAGAATTATCACTTTCTTTGTTTATGGCAAAGTCAACGTGAGTCGTGGATCTAGCAACACCAACATATGAAGCAAAACTTTGATCCATTGCCTGTGTTAATACAAAATAATCATTGGCATTTGTATACGTGCTTGCAAAACTTACACGATAATTACCACTAGATTGTTGAGAAACAGTTACGCCAGAGGTTCCTCTCCATGTTGGAGACCCACCTAAAGAAATTTCACCATACTTATCTCCTGGTGGTTGA